ATGTTGTACTTATCTTCGAGGGCTTCGAGCTGGGAATCAATGACTGACTCCTGTTTCTTCTGCTCCTCTACTTCGCGTACGCGCTCCTGACGGAACTCCTCTAGGGCTGCTTCCTTAGCCTTCGTCTGGTTCTCTGCAAGCATCTCGGCAAGTGCGGCGGCTCCTTTCTTTCCCACATCATCGTTAGAGAAGATGTTGAAGAGGCGCTCGTCTACCCCTGTTTCTTTAGCGAACTGTCGCGTCTCTGCGAGGGCTTCTGCGCGAGCTTCCGCACGGATGCGCGCTTCGCGCTCCTCATCGAGCTGGCGCTGGAGGTTGCTCCGGCGCTCGCGGCGGTTCATTCGGACTTCCGCTTGTTCAGCGGTCTCCTCCTTTTCAGGAGTAGCCTCTACGGGAGCTTCCTTGAAGATGTCAGCGCCTTGCTTATCTGCGTCAGGGAGTTCCTTGAGGAAGTCTTGTAGTGTTTCGTTTTCCATTGTTTTCGCCCTTTTCAGGGATTAGTTGTTATCGATTCAGGCTTCTTCACCCGACAGCCTTACAAACGGGATTTGATTTAGTTCTCTTTCGACCAGTGGCTTATACCGCTGTGTCCCTGGCCTTTCCCGAAACGGGCGACCCCACGCTTAGTAGTCTTAGCCAAATGGGTCACGTTCCCATACCCCTCGTCTTTCACATGGATTTTGGTCATCCCCTTCTTAGCCTCTAATGCCTTAGCTTTCGGATTCATAAGCCTTATGCGGCTGGAGCGTCCGACACAGCCTCTGCAGCTGCTTCGACCACGAAGGTCTGGGTGCTGCCATCCGAGTGGGTGATGACCACGCTCGTGTCGTTAAGCGAAGTGACGACTGGGCCTGCTGCTGGAGCAGGAACCGCTGCGACGGCTGCTGCTACCGCTGCGTCCGTGTACGCCTGATCGTTGAAATCCTGAGTCGAACCGTCATCGTTGGTGAGAGTAATCTTTGCCATGTTGTTTTAGGTTATTTTGGTATTGGTACTTGGGATAATTGCGAGCTTGCAGGTTCCTCCGAAAGAGTCGGAGCGGGGCTGTCTGGCACCGGCGGAGCCTGAGCGCCACCTTGTGCTCCTCCACCGCCCGCTACCGCACCCATCTGCTGCGCTGCCGCTTGTGTGAGCGCCTGCTGCTGCTGTATCTGTTGCATCTGCTGGGCTATCTCAGGGAAATTGAGCTGGAGGTATGCGTTAGGGTCGAGCTTCCAAAGGACTGCCATCTCTGCGGTCTTCTGCGGGTCAGGGACATTGAGCATCGTGAGGAGGGTCTTCGGGTCGAGTGCGCCCATCTGGAACAGCTCTACCGCTTGGTTCATCTCGGTAAGCTCGTCATGGCTCTTCATCGAGTCAGGGGACACGGAGACTACGAGGCGGCGGGTGAGGTCTGCCGAGGAGAGTTCTACGTACTCCACCGCACGCATCTGTCCCATGATGGTCGCGTAGTGCTGCTCGTCGTAATAGACGTAGTAGAGCTGTACCCACCAGTTGAAGACGTTATCCGCGAACTGTTCGAGAGCGTCGCCGATGCCACCGCCGATTCGGGTGTTGTCGAACTGCTGGTTGAGGATCATGCCGCGAGCCGTGGTGTCCTCCTTAGGAGGCTGTGAGCTGATGCCTTCCGTGCCGAAGATAGAGCGGAGGTCGGTCTTCGAGATGTTCAGCTCATTGAAAGCAGCGTCTGGGATGCCTGCGGCTGGGAAGTCCTTGATAGCTCCCTCGATCGGGCCTCCCGTAGGCACAAGCACTGGGTTGCCCTTCTGCATCGCCATAGCTGCCGCCTTAGCGGTCTCTTGGGTGAAGTTCGTCTCCGAGTACGCACGGCTGTTGTTAGCGCGTGAGATGTTGATGTCTATCTGGTTCGTGCGACGAGTTATCCGGTTCTGGTTCGGGATGTTCTGCTCGATGAGGCCAGTGATGTCATGCGGCTGCTCTCCGAGGCTGAATACCGCGAGGAAGGTGTACGGCTTCTTAGGCTTACCGAAGTGGTTGTTGCCCTTCTGCGGCATCGTGAGCGGTTGTCCAGTCTCATCGAGCACCGGCTGTCCCATAGGGTCGAGCTGCGGCACTTCCTTCTCGTAGTTATAAAAAGGGTTCTTGCTCTTATCGAGCACCTTATCCTTGAAGGTAGTGAAGGTGTAGTCGTCGTTCCACCATTCAGTGTAGGTACAGGCAGTACCGAGTTTCCCGTCCACCATGACGGTGATGTAGTCCTTATGCTTAGGGAAGAGCTTGATGAGCTTCGTAGCGGACACGGTGATGCGCTCGCCAAGAGGTCCATCGTAGTCGCCGTAGGAGTCTATGTATCCCTCTGGGTCGAAGATGAAGTTCTGCGGGTGCCGTACCTCGCTCTTGATGTCTCCCACGGACTTGTCCCAGCCGTGCTTCATCACGCCGAGGAAGTAGATCACCCAGTTCCTTGTGACCTCATCGAGCTTACGGCGGAGCACCAATACGTCCGCGTGGTACTGGAGCATCGTCTTAACGTCTCCCGAGAGCTTCACGCCCTCCTCGGTGTTGTCTGCGTATACGACTGGCTCAGGGTTCTTGGCGAGCGCAGCGGGGAGGAAGGTCTCTACGGCCTCGAACATGAGGTTAGAGGAGATGACCGTGCCCTCCTCGTTCCCGTCCATCTTCTTACCGAGGTAATACGCCTTCTGGGCGTCTTGGCGGGGCTTGAGCTTTCCTTCGTACCCACGATAGGCGTTCTCCCAGTCCGTCTTGAGGATAAGAAGCTCATCGTCATCGAGGTCGAGGGTGAACTCGTCTATCAGCTCGCCTTCGCCTTCGTCGTTAGAGGCACCGTTTACACGCACCTTATTCATCCCGCTTTGGATGAGCTGCGATGGCCCTATGACGTTTATCAGGAGAGGATCGTCTGCCATAAGAAAAGGGCGGTCAAGTCTAAAGAGACTTGCCGCCGTGGTGTCGGGTGGGCTATGAATTAACAGTGAAAGTGTATCACGCTACTTTCTCTGCGAAAGACCGTTATACACAGGTGTCGTGGAGTTCTCTCTTGATTGAGGTCAATTTACCTGAAGCGTCAAAGTATAAAGTCGCGCTGCCTTTGCGGATGTTCCACACTCCCTTAGAGGCGAGGAGCGCCATCTCTTTGTAGTGCTCTTGGAATAGGAGGAACAGCCCTGCGTCCTGCGGGGTCATCTCTACCATCACTATGGGAGCTTTGGCGGGTGAGACTATCATTTGGTGAGTACGCTGAAGCCGGTGAACTGATCGTCCATACGGCCTATGTCGAGGCCGCCGAACTGGTCATTGCCTACGATGGTAGCCATTGTGGTGGCGAACTTGTCTAACCCTATGCGACTGTAGATAGAGGCGTGTACCCAATGGTCTGCGCCTTGGCGTTCCCACTTGAACTCCCGTACCCCGAGGGCGTTCTCTTCCCACGTACGATAGATGTTCATCCAGTGCAGGATGTATTCGTGCCACTCGCTCTCGGTGCCGTTGAAGACCACGCGCTTGTCGAGCATCTCATCTATGAAGAGCTGGATGAGGCGGTTGCGGTCTGCCGCGACCTTCCCGTACTCCTCGTTCTCTCCCCACTTAATCATCTCCTGACCCTTCTTATCTCTTCGGTACCACACAAGGAATACGCGACCTGGGTACTTGGCTTGGAGCTGGCGTATGCCGATGAGGTCTCCTCCTTGGTCTGCCACCATGATGCTCTTGGGGAAGCGTAGCAATAGCTTCTCTAGCTGTTCGTATGGCTTATCGCCCTTAGTCGGGTCTCCGCACTTGCCGTAATAGAAGAATCCCTGCTTGTTCGCGAGGGTGTAGTAGACGGGGAGGCCAGTGTCCACGCCTATGATAACCCTGTCTGTCTGGTCGTTCACCACGGTGGAGAGACAGCTTATGAGGGTAGACGCTGCCACCTTGTTGCCGCCTCCTACGAACGCCCTGCCTGCTACGAAGTTGTCGAAGTACTCTGCGGTCTTTTCCTTCTTGTACTCAGCTATCTTAGCGGCGCTCATCCACGGGGCGATCCACAAGGGAATCCAGTACCCAGACCACTTGCCCTCTGCTGTGGCCTTCCACTCGCCCATAGTCCTCTCCGTGTCGGTTATCTCCACACCGCACTTAGGGCATACATAGAGCTGCTTATCGTAGTCTATCGAGTCCTCGTCCATTGGGTACTCAGCTCCGCATGAATGGGTGATGTGCCACTTCTTCTGGTCGCTTTGCTTATAGAGCTTGTCCACGCCGAAGTCGGGAGAGCTGGGGTTAGAGAAGAATGCCTTCTTAGGGTCTGCGATGCTTTGGAGGCGTGAGTCGTACTGCTCCACGATGTCGGGCTTACAGCGGTCGTACTCGTCCACTACGAGCTTCTTAGCGGTAATCATGAGGGCGGCACGCTCCGTCCAACTGCCTTGGTAGTAGATGGTGTTGTTGCCGAACTGCTTCTGTTCAACGCTGTCCTTATCCTTAGTCCAGCCTTGGAGCACGGGATTCCACGCGATTATCTTATTGGTCTTACCGCCTGAGAAGCGCTTAACGTCGTCCGCTGTTGGGAGGACGTAGAGAATATCTATCTTATCGTTCCTGCACTCATAAGCGGTACGGAGGATCTCGTAGGTGGTGAAGCCTATCTGTGCGGCCTTCTTACAGCAGATAAGGGCTGAATCATCCCTGTAGATGTCGTACATGAACCGATACTTCTTGAAATCGAGCAGTTCGCCTGCTTCGGTACGGATACCGTTATTGAGAATCCATGCGTGTATGGAAACGTCCTCTATCTCGCTTAGTCCTTTAGGTTGTTCTTGTACCATTCATCAAAGGCTTTAGCGCGGGATTCTGCTTCGGGAGTAATAGGATTGAGGTCTTTGCCATCGGGACCTGTCTGTTCTGTGCGGGCTGAGTACTTTCTCTTATTGAGTCTCTCCGATATGAACTTGGCTACGTCTGTCTGTGTTCTAAGCAGGGCACTATCTATCTTTCCTTCGGCATCGGAAGTCTCATAATCCAATGTCTTATTGAGGACTCGTTCGGCCTTTTGGAGCAGTTTCATGTCTCCGATACTCTCCGATAGCCAGTCGGGCATCAAATGGGTGATGTTCTCTGCGTATTCCTGCTTATATCCTGCCTCTAGCGCACTTTGGAGCGCGTTGGCGAACGTGTCCGACTTCGGATCGGTATACAGAGCTACAAACTTCTCTTGCTGAGGGTTCAATAGTCTGTCTGCCATGTACTTATTTTACTCCTATTGCCCAATTAAGGAAGCGGAGCCACCAGTTCTTTCTCTGCGAAATCAGACCGTTCGGACCGAGAACGGAGTGCATCTCAAGATTTGCCAAAGGAATCTCTTTATTTACTCGTTTCGCGAGAGATGGGTAAGTACTCCTAATCATGGGAGTGTCTGGGTAGAACTCAATCCACCCATCTCCCATCTTCTTTATGCCTGTCTTAGGCTTAGAGCGGCTTCTTGAAGACTTTGGCTTCATAGTGTCAATCGGGGTTCACGCCGTTCTTGTCTGCGTATGCCTGCCACTTCTTGCTTGCGGGGCTGTTGTCGAGGGCGTTCTTATAGGCTGCGTACCCTTTCTTCGCCTTGGAGACGACTGAGGATACGGTGTTCACCGCTTTCTTCTCTATGCCTTTGGCTGCGTTGAGAGCTGCTTGGATGGGATTCATAGGGTGGTGTGGAGGCCGAGTACAGGGATACCGAGGGCTTGGAGCACTATGATGAGCGCGAAGATGCCGAAGATGATGCGGATAGCCGTTGGGAACGGAGGAGCCATCGGGATGAACGTCTCAATGAGGTAGAGAACCAATCCGAGGATGACGAGGGTGAAAATAACTGAAAGCATGGTGTTATTGGTTATTTAGCTTGATTTTAGCATTCGCTTGATGTTCGTATAGCAGGTTCTGCACAGTTCGCTCTGGCTTGTTAATACCTCCTTGCCCGTGGATTTTGTCTTAAACTTGCGCTTCGTTATGTACAGGCGCTGCTGCTTGCAGCCATCGCAGTACGAGAAGAATCTACCCATACGGTTGGTTTTGAGGGGTAAGAGCCTGTTTGAGCGTCTCTAGGGCGTCTGGTCTTGGAAGGTTCACTACTACCGAGGCTGTTAGGACTGTGGAGGCTACCGAGAGTGCGTTCTTCACGCTGTTCTTTACCACCTTCGCTGGGTCTATGATGCCCGCCTCCCACATATCCACCCACTCTCCTGTCTTAGCGTTGAAGCCTGTCTTGTAGTCTTTGTATTCAACCGTGGAGCCATCTATCCCCGCATTAGCGGTTATCTGCTTCATAGGCTGTTTAAGAGCGATAGAGAGGATTCTCCCTCCTACAGTGTCAGGCATACCCAGGGACGCTTCCCGTAGAGCCACGCCTCCTCCTGCGACCACACCATCTTCCAAAGCGAGCTTAGATGCGCTGATGGCGTCTATCGCCTTCAATCGCTTGTACGAGAGTTCGCTGTCCGAGTTGGCTCCGAGCTTGAGGATAGCTACCTTCGTCTCAAGCCAGCTCGCACGTACCTTCTGCTGGTCGTCGTCCTGTGCCCTCAGTTGGCTTATGTGCTTGGTTATGTCGGTGGTGCCTATGAGGCGCGTCTCGTCTTTCGTGGAGACTATCTTGTCGCAGGTGCCGAAGTCTTTCTCCGAGAAATTGTTGAAGGTCTTGCCGTTCGCGAAGTCTATCGGCGTTGCCCCAGTGAGCTTTGCGAGGTCTTCGTAGAGCCAATCCTTCCACAGCGTAGGAGCTTTGATAACGAGGGTCTTGAGGCCAGGTTCGCCTTTCATAAGGGACTGGATGTGCGTGAGCGCGAGGCGGCTCGCTACGGCCATGTCTATATCCTCCACGTAGAGTACGAGCACTTGGTCGAGGGTGGTGAGCTTGCCTGCGATGCTCTCCACCTGCTTCGCGTTGGTTATCTTCTCCTTGGAAATCACTATGAGCGGCTTCTTGTACTCTGCCTTGCCTGGCTGGGTGGTGCTGTATTCACCGAGGTATCCCGCGAAGCGCAGACGAACGCCCTCGGAATACTCTATGAAACTCGTGGGGAGGTTGGAGTTATCGAGTTCGATGATTCCTTCACGGCCTATGGTCTTGTATGCCTCTTGGATGAGGGCACCCAGTTCCTCGCTCTCTGCGCTAATGGTTGCAACCTGACCTACCTCGTCCACGGTTATATCCCGCTTCTGTGCGTCTATGGCGTCCATGATGAGCGGGAGGCACTCGTCCAAGGAGCGCTTTATCGTCATCGGGGATTCAGTGGACTTGAGTCCTTCTTGGAGGATTGCCTGGGCGAGGATGGTGGCGGTCGTGGTGCCGTCTCCGCTCTCTTTGTCTGCGCGGGATGCTATCTCCTTGATGATGTTGGCCCCGATGTTCTCCACGGGGTCTGCGAGATAGATGCTGTTTGCTACGCTCACGCCGTCGTTGATTACGCGGTGCCCAGGACGCTCACCCGCTTCTAGGATAGCGTTGCTGCCTGCTGCGCCGTAGGTGGCCTTCACAGCGTTTGCGACCTTGTTTATCCCTATCATCAGCTTCTCTCGCGCTTCTGTTCCCTGTAGTAGATTGTCTTTCATGCTATGCGATGTTGTGGGTATTCCCGATAAAAAATGGCGCCCCTGTTCGGCTGGAGACTATCCCTGATGTGGAAGGCAAGGTAGACCCGATTCGGTACGTTGAACCTAAATACCTTTCTGTCCTTACAGATTCGGCAGACCTCTTCCACAGCATTGTCGTAGGAGCGGAGCTGATCGTAGCGATGAAGCCAGCCCCCTTTGCATACGCTGTTCTGGTAGAGCGGCGACTCATAAATCATGGCTTCCAGTAGCCCATGAGGAACTCGGGGCAGTCCCGTACTGTCCAATGCTTCTCTCCTTCCACTTCGGGGGTCTGTTCCGCTCCGTAGGATAGGAAGGCGATGATGTCCCCTACCTCCACTGACTTCACGTTCGCGCCTACTGCTACGACCGTACCCGCCTCGACCATCGTGTCCTTGTCGTCTGCGAGGATAGAATCCTGCTTTAGCGGAGAAAACTCTATCTTGTCTGCGTGGGGTATGAACTTCATTCTGCTATGAGAGGCTTGTCCTTCTCTTCCTCTGGCTTGCCCCATAGGTCTTTGATGACCGGCGCGAGGTTGATGCCTTCTGCGGTGTAATTGAGGTTGCACCACGGCATGACGCCCCACTTGTCTACCAATACCTTCAGCTCCTCATCGAACTTCTTAGCGCGATCGAGGAACGGGAGGTCTTCGGGCTTCATCACTACGAGGTCTTCTATGGTTTTGTCTTTCATGGTCTAAGTATAAACGATTGTTGATAAAGTTGGGGAAGGGCTGTGGAAAACCCTAGAGGTCGGGGCGTTCCTGCCGAATGTGTATCTCGTGCTGCTTTCGCTCTGCTTTGTAGGTTTCTAGCTCTCCTTGAGCTTCGAGGTGCCACTGGCGGCTCGTCTCGGTTAGACATCTCGTACAGACGTACTTATCTACGTTCCATTGGGAATAGATAGCAGGTCGTCTCCTGCGAGCACCTGCACTTTCTCGAAGGGCTTTACGAGTATTCTGTTCCCGAAGGGGTTAATTTTCGTCATGGATTGGTTCGTTTACTAACTCAGTAATCGGATCGCCCTGCTTTTTAATGAAAACACGGTCTGGGTAAGTCTTCTTTACTAACATGGATACTATCGTGCCTGGGGTCTTCGTCTCATCTGTGGGTGAACCTGGCTCGTACTCCGACAGCTTCCACAGTCTTTGTATCCTATCGAGGAGTCTCACGGCTGGATAGGAGACGGCATTGCGGTGTAAAGGACATCCTGAAGGTACGGCTGGAGCTTGATTGCGAACACGTCATTGCCGGTATTCACCATGCTTGATACGCACGCTACCCTGAGATTAAGCTCCTTGAGGGTTTCTACCGCTTTCGCTACGCGCTCGTTGATATCAGTCTTCTGCTCTTCGGTGTATTCGGTTTCGTTCATGGTGTAAGTATACGATACATGTTGATAAAGGTGGGGAATAGGCTGTGGATAGTGCTACAAGTCGGGGCGTTCCTGCCGTATCTGTATCTCGTGCTGCTTTCGCTCTGCTTTGTAGGTTTCTAGCTCTCCTTGAGCTTCGAGGTGCCACTGGCGGCTCGTACTTATCTACGTTCCATTGGGAATAGATAGCAGGTACTTTCCGATTACAGGAATCGCATACGAAATACATCACAGAAAGTATACATGCGTCTAGCCCTCTGCATTGAGTTTATCCACTTTCTCTTTGTATTCAGAAATCTTTCGCAGATAAAACGCTTCATCGAGCTTCATAAGTATCTTGCGGCTGTCCTTGAGTTCTTGAACTCGCGCTGCGCCTAGCTCCTTTATGAGCCGTTCCTCGAACTCCAGCACCATTCCTTTGCCTCGAATGTTGCAGCCGAAGCACTGTGGTCTACAGTTGTCCTCTTCCCAGCGCGTAGCGAGGTACTGTCGGAGTACGAAATGCCCGTTTTGCAGCTTCTTACGGTGTTTCAGCGCATCGCAGGTATAACAACGTGCGGGGTGTATCTGTCGGATGTACTTGGAGAAGATCGCGTCAAACTCCTTCTTGTATTTCGATAGGCTCTTTTTGCCCGCCTTACGCACTTTCTTGAGGTCGTAGTGCTTGTGTACCTTTATGCCCCATTTGCGCGGCCTAGAGGCCTTTTTGCGCCTCTGGCGGGGCTTGTAGAGTTCGACTACCTCAATCTTTTCCATGGAGTGCTAGCCGTGGTTCTGTTTAGATACCCAACAAATATTGCAATACTCTCCGAATTGACCCGTATGGGGCTTCTCATCGTTCTTTTCGAGTTTCAATTCTCCGCGAGTGAGACTGCGGGCCTTTGCGAGCTGTTCTTCTACGGTGCCGGTGAGTTTCGCAGATAAATAAGCCTTTTCGTAATCAAGTCCATTTAGCTGTTTTTTCGGGATATTTCCTTCAATGCAGAAATGCCGGTACACCGTGAGGAGTTTACTAGCAAAGCTCTGCGAGACGCCTAACTCCTGCTCCACATACGTTCCCCATGTCTCTGCTACTTCCTTCCACGCCTCGCCCGTATGGACGTCATAGAGGCACGCAGCGGCTTCGATGGTGCTTTCACGGTAGTTCGCAAATGCCTTTTTAGTCTCGTCTAGGATTGTGAGAGCTGGTGTCATACCCTAAATCATACTACCGATTGGCCCGTTTCCTTTGGGAGCCTGTGTATAAGATTTGTAGGTCTGTTTCTCACGAACGAGGAAGGAATCCTCCTTGGAATAGTCGTGTGATTTGATGCGGTCGGCGAGGTGCTTGCTTGCTTTCCCTGCTCCTTGCGCGGCTTCGGAATAGCCCATGCGGAGCAGCATTTCCATGTCTTCGAGGAGTCCGATGCGGAGGCGCACATCTTCTGCTTTTGCGGCGGAGTAGATCATGCTTCGTCAAATAGGTCTTCCGAACGAACCTCGCGCTCTGCGGCGTCCACCATGCTCTGCACCCAGGTGTTGTCTTCCGTGTACCGTCCGTTCGTAGTGTTGAACGCGAGGCCGACTGTGCCGTTCTTGCCCGTCCTGCGGTTCTTCTGCACCGAGAGCATTGTTTTGTTGTCGTAGACGCGGACTTTCTTCTTGAGGGCGTTCTTGCGCCACACGAGCATCACCATGTCGGATTCCTGCGCGATGTCGGAGCTGTTCTTGATGTCCTCGCGGCTCGGCGGCTTCCCCTCGTCATGCTGGCTAATGTGTACGAGGAGGAGAATCACCACGTTCCACTTCTTCGCGAGGTTCTTGAGACCTTTCATGACCTGACCGATGCGGTACGCGGTATTCTCACGCTTGAACTCCCCGTCCTTCCCGAAGTCGTTTATGTACCCTAGGTGGTCTATGAGCACGAGCTTCGTGTTGTGCTTTGCTATGCCTTCAACGACGCGCTCCTCAATCCACTCGACCGACACGCGGTCTGCAATCTTTCGCGGCGAAAGGAACTTCGGGATGCTGTACCCGTTCTCCTGCCGCTGCGCGATAAGCTCCTCATTGCTCTGTTCGAGTGGAACAACGAGCGGGTTCAGTGCCGCAAGCTGTTCCACAAAGAACATGCCGACCGAGGTCTTACCATGCCCTGTGTCCCCTCCAATAGTTATTAGCTGCTGCTCACGGAAGCCGCCGATGAGGTCGTCTATGAGGCCAACTCCTGTCTTGTGCATTGCGAGCTGCGGGCGGTCTGCGATTTCGCGGAGCAAATCATCGCTCCATACGAGCTGGTATTCCCCGTCGTATGCCGCCATCGTCTCTTGGAGGCGGAGGAGTCCTTCAGCATTATACAGCTCATCCTGCAAGGACTTCTTCTCGGACTGGATGCGCTTGATGATGGATTCCGCGCTCATACGTTTGCAGCCTTAAACTTGTCTATCTTGTAGGGAGATAGGCACTGGGTAATTTGGATCATGTCATGGTCTTCCTTTGTCTCTGTCTCGAACCACTCGTCCATCATCTGCTGAATCTGTTGGAACGATAGAGATTTTCGCGCGTCGTTGATTATCTTCTTCGTCTTCACCAATCCGCCCGTTGGTTCCATACCGACCTCCTTTAAGCATTTGCGATTCCAGTACCGCGCGGCTTTATCCGTCAGCGGGTCTGCTTTCTTTGTCGGGCGGTCTTCGGATTCCTCGGAAACGGGGACCACCTCAAACGCGGGAGGCTTTGCGACCGCATTAGAAGCAGAAGATAAAGAAGAAGCAGAAGCCGATACCCCCACCATAGGGTATGCATAGGGTATACCCTCCCCTTCGATTTCCTTTATTTTAAGCCGTATTTTCTCAGGAACCTTGTTCCAGGCCTCTTCAATTCCTTTTTTCTGTGATGGAGACAGATTTCCGCTCTCCGACTGGTGGTGTTTCACCCAATTCGGGACGTAAATCCACCCGTCAACATATATGATTTTAGGTGATAGGCGTGGCAAGAATGATCGTTCCAAATCGCGTTCATCCACACCGCTTTCATAGGCCATCATTCCAAGCTCCAGCTCGTATACGCCGCACCAATTTGTGTGCTCATTCGTGAGTAGGTATAGGAACAAGTAGCGATCAAGCGGATTCAACTTACGCACCCATCCATCGGACCAGAAACGGTCTTGTACCGAGCGCATTGTCATAGGTATTTTTTTACCTCTGTAATGAACTCGTCCTCTAGGGCTTCGTTCCACCAACGCTTACCGCGCATGTGGTTAATCCACGACCACATCGTCCAGTTCCCTGGATCATCACTCTTTTCTCCTATCTCTTGTATACCGTGCGCGTAATACGACTCATCGTCTCGGCTATTACCGAACCAAACGCACACCCCATCTTCCAACTTCTTCGACTTGCTTATGTACTTAGCGTCCATATAGCTAATAATAAAGGCCACTCTTGCCGGAGAGGGACTTGCAGACGCGATTCCCACGCGTCAGGGGCTAAGCCCCTCCCTCTACCGCAACAATGGCCTGAATAATGGGAATGTAGCAAACGTACACAGTGATTGCAAGTTCACCGTGTCCTTCCATTATACTCCGAGCTTTGGTTGCGCAACGGCGTTATCCCCTGTTTTCGGCGAAGGACACGAAAGGCAGCGATCTATGTTCCCAGTCTTCGTGTGATAGGTGACTCTAGCGCGAATAAACCCATAACTTTTGAGGCAAAACGTACATCTCACCTCGTGTTCAGGCTGCTTTGAGGGCTTCATACGCAATCTCGGTGTCCTCCTTCGATAAACGGATTCATATCGCTTGCTGCTTTATGTATACACGGCCAGTATCCGAAAACAGCGCGGTAAGTATTTACGCGCTTCACCCATTCGGGAAGAATGCGCTCATCCTCATGTTCTAGTATCAAGTCGCCTACCTCGACCCGATACCGTTTCACACAAGAGCAGCTTTAACGCGAGCTTCGTTCTCGGGCAGCTTAATCCACTCGCGTACCGCGCTGATCATCCCGAGCTTCTCGTCCTTTAGGAAGTGCGTGTTGCCTTGCTTCGTAATAACTCCCGCTTCGATGGCCTGTTCGAGCAGGTCTGCGGCGGTTGAGAATCCGACACCGTTCATCAGGTGCGCTTCCATCTCCTTTCCAGCGGTGTTCCCGACATGGTTCTTGCTCACGGAGACTTTGATGACCCGTCCAACCGTCTCTCCGGCCACCTTTATCGCAACGCCAGTCTTCTCACGGAAACGGATGGAGAGTTTCTTCTTCTCGCTCCACTTCTTGCCGCCCATCTGGTAAATCTTTCCGGCGTACACTCCCATGATTTCCGTCCGTGAATGGTTTATCCCGATGAACAGTATCTTATTGAGCGCGATGTACGGCGCGATGTGTCGGCTGAAGGTACTCATAAGCGAAGCCTGTACGCCCACGGTTTTCTCTCCAGCCGTTTTCTCTTGCGAAACCCGAGAGGACAAGTCCCCGATTGAATCGAGCACGATGACATCGAACTTCCCGTCCTTCACGAACGTCTCCACAGCATCTATGTACTCCTCTGCCGTTGCCTCGCGCAGCACCATGAGCTTATTCATATCAACTCCCAGCTTCGCCGCGTACTCCGTTGAAAGGGAGAACTCTATATCTACATAAAGGCACTTCAGTCCCGCCTGTTGCGCGGCCACGACCGTCTGCAAAGCAGCGGAGGACTTACCTGTGTCCTGATCGCCCCAGAACTCCACGATGCGACCCCGCGGCAACCCGCCGATTCCCGTGAGGTTATCGAGAAACGTGTTGGTCGGGAGAACCGTGATGTCGTTAATCTTCGATGCGGGTGTGAGAGGCATGGTGATTTTGGTACAGCTTATAAGCTCGCTCCGCTTCAGTCTTACTGACCCCCAGATTGAACGCGATGTCGGTGTACGAGATTCCAAAGTCTTTCAGGGTTTCCACCTTCTTCCCAAGCTCGATGAGTGCCTCATTCTTCGCAGCCTCTCGCATAGCTGCACGTTCTGGCGCACCGGCTTTCATTCTGTGCTCTGGGCGGTTGTAGTGGCACTTATGGCAGAGAGTAATCATCTTAGGCACCATCTTCTCCGAATCGTATCCACGGGAGTTTTTACCGCACATGCCGTGCGTATGGTGAACGTCGAGGCTCTTAATCTTTCCCTTCGCGCTATTCATAGTGGAGTTATACTTCTTTACCTCTTCGGTAGTTCGGCGGAATCCACAGTCCTGACAAGTGAAGTTGTCTCGAATCCTCACGAGCATCCGTGCTCGCTCGCGGCCTTCCAAGTCTCCATACCCGAGTAGACCTAAAACGGTATAAGGCGCTTCTGCTATTTTCGGTTTTGGCTTTCCCTTCTTCAATCGCTGCTCGACTGCCTGTCTGGTAATACCGTACATGTTTCCTACTTCCTGCATCGTCGCTCCTTGCTCCCGAAGCTTCACCATGTTCTCCCACCTTTTCACGGATTCCTCGTATGTCATACGACCACTTTACAGTATGCAAGCTTTATGTGCAAGTATCGCTATCAACACCCTTGCATTTGCCGCTTGACAGCGATATCGCTTCGCGCTAAGGTGGTACTAGATTGAGACAGCGACCCAGTGGCTCCGGCTGAGGGGAATCGCCAGTCGGTAAATCGGTCGCCTGCAGAAGTAGGCGGGAGGGTATCCCAAAATGCCTTGCCGCCTCCCTCGGGAGGAATTAGCAGTCTTATACGCCCTGTTCTTCTCGGGAATCCGCCGCTTGCTTACTTATAAGGCGAGCAAGACGCACTCTCGGGAAGAACAGGCCGACAACACTTATGACAATCAACTACCAACAGAACGGACCGGACGGGAAGATGGAAGCGGAGGAAGTTTCTCCGATAAAAGTCTCCCTCGACGCTTCAGGAGAAATCGGATACGCAGCAGCTATGGAAGAGACGGAATGCAAGCTCTGTGAAGGAACGGGAGAGGTCGAACTGCTCGACGGGAAGATGAGGAAGTGCCAAGAGTGCAGCAGCCATTACGACGTATTCGGAGACGACTAGTATGAAAAGCACTACAACCGAAGGAGAGTGCATGTATTGCCACCAGCCGTTCTCGGAGGAAGAGGGCGAAGAAGGAACCACTATCAGCGCAGGAGACGAGTCCGTGGATATGTGCGAAGCCTGCCACGAACACATGTTCTCCTAATCCCACTACTATGAACGAATACATTGCAGCCCTCGAAGAACTGAACAAGGCATTGAAGGAACTGAACGTGCAAGCGAAGAAGACGAACGAAGCAGTCGAAGCCGCGTGCAAGGCCATACTCGATTCAACCAAAACCGTATGAGCCTCTCGCTTCTAAGCGTATTCGCTATCGGAGGGGTGTGGGCGGTTCGGGAGATTATCAACT